TTTCTAGAAATTTTTGTGTTGCGAAAGCAAGTCGAAGTTGGTTAATTGTTGCAGATGTTGCGTTTGTTAAATCCGCATACATAGCTTGCGATGGGTAATTGGAAGCAGTGCCGATAGCTGCATTAATTGATTGTGAGGCGTCAACTTGTAAATGTGAAAGTAAATTATTAGCATCCAAAATGCCAGTGGAATTAGTATAGAGTGCATCAGCTTTAATAGGTGCTTTTTGGCCGAGTGGTAATGTAACATCGGCGCCTTTTTGAGGCCATGGTAGTGATGATGTAAAGTAGTCGTGGCGCTTGCCGCGTTTGTGTATTTGGTAGGCAGTATTGTCGTTGCCGGATGTTTTAAGCATTGGTTTGAAGTCTTGGAGATTTTCATCTCTAAACCAATCGTTATAGCAAAGCGTGTATGCTCTATGCCATAGTGCTGAGTGTGTAAGTCCGGCTATTTTTGTAGGTATGCCGATGTAGTCTGATAGTGTTTGTTCAAGTGCGCCACCGCCTGGAGTAGTAATTGTTGGGGGTATTGGCGGGGTTTCTGTTACGGAAGCTGTGTTATTTGTATTTGTGTATTGTCCTTCTTGTGTTTCTCCCATGAATTCTTCGAAATCATTCCATAAGAGCCTGATTGGAACAGCGAAGAAGTGTGTGTCCATGTACAAGTTGTCCATGGTTGGGTTAATTGGTGTTGACAGCCTTGCGAAGGCTGTCATGTTAGAGGAGAAAGTATCTCCGGGTAATGCCTCATCTACGTATATAGGTACTAGGTCTCCAGCGCTAAAGGTTGTTTTAAGTCCATGTGAACGGTCAAAGGTTGAGCGTTGTATATCTGCATGGGGTACTTCAGAGAATTTGTGTTGATTGCTGGCAGGTATTCTAGTATTACGTGTATGTGATGAGGGCTGTTTCATGTTACTCCGTAGGTTTAGTTTTAGTGAATGATATCACGTTTTCGTTTGCTGAAGCTATTAATTTTTTATCGATAGTTTCAAATTTAGCGTCTTGGTCTTGCCAAGAGCCTAAGTGGTATAGTGTGTAGTCTTCTGGGTGTTTAAATATATTGCTTTCTTTATCATTCGCCATGTCTGCGAATTGGCGTAGTGCCATTGCTTGATTTAGCATGTAGAAAGGTTGAAAGTAAGTTTCTGATTTTGTATCATAGATTGTGAATATTTCGAGTGTCATAGTGTATTCCTTTTATATAGTGCCATTTTGGCTTTGTGATGTACCTCTTTTTGTTTGAGGGCTTCGGGTGTAAATAGGTGAGCGAGTCCTTTCATTTTAAGGCTGCGCTTTTCTTTTATTGTTTCGATTTTAATTAAATCGGGGTTAGTTTTAGTAAGTATCTCATATTGTCTGTCATAGTATGCGGGTAGTGAATGTTTTTTTCCTTTATGTGTTGTAAAGTCCGATGGATAGATATCGGTGTGGTATTGGGTGAGCCAGTCTCCGGCTATGCCCGGATTCCGGCTCATAGTTGCGTATTCTTTTTTGAGGGTGATGACTTCGCCTTCGGCGGTCATGCGTTCGTAGTGTCTGAGTCCGTTGGACATGTTTATTGCCTCGGCTTTAGGGCCATTTATTTTTTTTTGTACGTATGAAGCGACGTACGAGGCTGATTCAAAAGTTACTGATCCTACGGAAATGTAACCTTTGCCCCAGAGGGTTTTGAGTGTTTCGGACGTGTGTAAGTCCTTTTTTCGGGGTATTGGTATAAGGTCTGAGAATTGGTGGTTGAATATTATGGCGTGGTAGTGTGGTCTACCTTGTTTTTCGCCGTATTCACCACAGTGGTAGAATGAGAGTTTTTTGTGTGAGTATTTTTTTCTGAGACGTTTCATGAAGTCTTGCCAGTGCTTTAGTACTAGCGTGCCTGTTGGCGGTAGATGTTCGTTATCGTATGTTAGTGTTATGAATGTATTGTTAGCGTGCAGTGACGCTTCGTGTTTTATGCGGAGTGCCCATTGACGGGCGTGGTCTAGCTTACAGCCAGAGCATTGACCGCATTTTATTGGAGTTGTCGGTAAGTCCGTAAAGGCTTCCGAATATTTGAATGTGTATTTTCCAATGTCCTTAGCAGAGCGGTACATTGTTAGTGGGTAAAAGCATGACATAGTGTTTTCTCCAATTATTGATTATAGGCGGATTCCGCCTCTCATAATGTTATTACCTCTGAGTGAGTTTTTACGGTTAGTTTTAGCAGCTGTTCTAGAGAACATCTTTTTAGATTTTTTAAAGTTCATTTTCTTTGGTCTTCTCATTTTTAGTTCCTTATTTTG